TAAAAACGGGTCGATTGTGTCAATTGATACACATAGATTCGCAAGATTCTATAATCCGTAAGCAACCACCATAAGGAGGTATTTATGCCCAAACCCAAAATTCCTACTACGAAAGTAGTAGATCAAAGAAAGAAATTCAGACGTAAGTCTGATTTCTACGTTGACCTAGATAAGATGATTACAGATAATCTAAACGATTATCTCATCTTATCGAACTTGGAGTTAATTAATGAGTTGCAAGAATTATCAACTTTATGGGTCTCTTTGTTAAAGAGGTTTACCATTAATTATGGTAAAATCCATTCTGTTAAGATTCTTAAAGAGGTCTATAATGAAATACAGAGATATTCTCTGGGTCTCAATATTAGACCTTGCACAAGTACCTGGATCAAAAGAGATAAAGATAATTTCCCGAAGGTATTAAAACCATTCAAGATCTATCTTAATCCTAAATCTAGTAAAATGACATGGCCTTATAAAAGGGTCATATTATCTATACTAAGATCAGTTGATCTCATCCAATGTGAACCTGTAATTGATTTCTCAACTATAGAATCCACATCAGATGGTGCTAGTAATTGGGCTGCAAATCATAAAGAGCAATTTGGTTATTTCATTGAACGATCACCATTTATGGCGAGGTTGAAACAAAATTTCCAAAAGAATCTTGATATTATAATTGAAGAAAATTTAAAAGAACATAATTACCACTACTCCAATAGACGTGGTGTTTACGGTAGTACTTTCCAAGAGATTGGGAAAGATACCAAAGCATTACTAGAGTCTGACAAGCTATCTGTTTGTAAACAGATTGCTTACCAATTAGGAATTGATGATTTTGAGTCTACAGTGGAAAATTCCACTTGTGACGTAGACTTAAATCATAATTCTATTGGAAGATTATCATTTATAAGTGATAAAGCTTGTAAAACAAGAGTGGTGGCTTTAGGCAATTATTGGATTCAAGATATTCTTAAAGACATACACGTCTGTATGTTTAAGACACTTAAATCATTACCTACCGATGGTACATATAAGCAGAATGACGCTGCAAAAGCAGTTGGTCAAGCTTCAATGTACAATGATGTTTGGTCATATGACCTAACATCAGCCACGGATAGGATACCATTAAGTGTCCAAGGACAAATAATGGAATTCCTAGATGAAGATTTAGGGAAACTATGGTATGAATTAATGCAAGAGTTCCCATACTATCATAATGGTAGTAAGAGAACAATCACATATGCAGTTGGACAAGGCATGGGCTTATATAGCTCATGGTCCAACCTAGCATTCTTTAATCATATCATGATTCAATACTCTCAATACCTATATAATATTGATATTAAAAGACATAACATCTTTTATTATACTAATAAATATAGAGTATTAGGTGATGACGTTGCTATATGGAATAAAGGATGTGCTAAGAAATATAAGTATATTATTCAAGAAATTCTTGAAATACCTATTTCTGAACACAAATCTTTTGAACCAATCTCATATCTTAAGAACAGAATAGCAGAGTTTGCTAAACGTATCTTCATAGATGGTACCGAAGTAACACCTATTCCTCCTGTAATTCTAAAAGAAAGCTTTCGACACGTTGTCGATATGCCTAATCTTTTAGATTACAAAATTAAGACTGAGGAGCATACCAATTTCACAATCCCGGGTCGAGCAATTTACGATATATTTACTAAACGTAAGTTAAGTAAAAATAAAATAAATATGCTTTTTGTCCTGATACAGATTAGGGCAATGTTTACGGGTTATGGTATAAACTATAAGGAAATACCTATAGTTGAAGCCACTGACCTTGATAAACAATATTGCCTTAGTTTTGATCCGTCTAATATTAATGTAAATAATTTTATTAGTATTAGATCAGATAAACTTCTGGATCAGATAAATAAATCATTCCTCAATGATGAGGTACATGATGAATTTATAGGGCAATTGACCAAATATTTGGGAAAACAACCAAATGATGATTCTATATACTATAAAATCATAAATACAGTTAAGAAAGACCTAAGTAGATGTAGAGAAAAACTCTACGAACTAGCTTTCACATCCACAACAGATGAAAATGAGGAAGATAGATCCAAAATTGAATCATTCTTCGGTTTTGAAACCAAGGAGCCAATTGAGCTATTAAGCGAAATTGAATTCCTTCCCATGTTAAATGATGAGATGTTTATGCCTTCTAAGAAGAGTATAATCTCACCTAAACTGGCAAGACGGAAACTTTTCTCTTGGACACAGGACTTCATTAATACTTCTCCATTAAAGGAAGGGTATATCGTAACTATATATTAGTTGCCAGGGTCCCTTCTGACGCCTTAAAAGGGCG